ATTTCGGCCTTGCCTGCTACTGGGTGTAGATGCTCAATAATTACATCAGGTAAATACTTTAAGTAATTTAAATCTAAACCTAATTGTTTTACAAAGTTATCAAAGAATAGATGTACACAACCTGGGAATGTCATGCCTTGTAACTCAACTACTAAATCTCTGCTCATACCAAAGGCTGTTGGTAAGTTTGCGCCTTGCAACAAATCATCACCATAAACAATGCCGGTGTTAATGCCTAACGCTTGAATAAAGGCTTGATCCCAGTTTTGGGTTCTAGGTAAGTGATCATCACCCATGAAAACAAAATAATCATATAAAGGATAGTTAGAAAAATCCAAAAGATAAACCGCACCGGTATTAAGAGAGTTAGCACAACCGCCTGTTTTATTATCGGCAGGTAGTAATTGTAGATTTTTGTTTTTAGCATATTCATCCCATTTCGGATCATCATTATCAATTACAAAATATAGATCGGCTTCTGTATTAGTATCTTTAAAGGCTTTGGCCAGGCGATCCGCATTTTCAGGCCTGCCCCTACTGGGTACAACCACGCACATCTTCATGGCCATAGGGTAGGGGATAAGGCTGACTTACTTCCTGGATATAAGGATTTCGTATAGCGTGTCTATTTTTTCCTCAATGCGTGATACCCGGCCTTCTAAGTTATGCCGGCCATTGTTATCAGGTTTTAGCTCACTTAAATAGTGTTTAGTTAGCCAACGCACTGATGCCACTAGCGAACCAACAATTGTTACAGTTGATACCGCCAGTGCTAGGATGTCATTCATAGTCATTTACTATTGATGCCAAACTTATCATCTTTAGGATCAAAATAGCGTGCTACAGGTGCGACTATTGCACCGGCCAAAATTGCATACTCAGGATTCCAATCTGCAACTAAAGCTAATACAGTTGTGATGGTAGCCGCGGCAATGCTTCGGGCATACGATTTTAAAATCTCTTTTTTCTTCTTATCTAATTTCATTTTAATCCTAACTCTTTTATTTTTTGTTTAACTTCATTTTGATCTAACGCAATTTCAAAGTGCATATCATCTTTACGCCGTTTGTAATTGCCACCCCAGGTCAAACCATATTTAGTTATGAGTAGGTTAATTGTATTACGCTGATCCTTATTAAATGTATTTGACTTGCCCAAAGGATGTTTAATTGCATTTAAATCTATGGCTGTACCGGATGCGTGGTTACTTAAAATTCTATCTGATCCCCGGGTTTGCCTAAAGGCATAACCCCAATCATCTAATTGACCTTGATCAATGGGTTCTACTAACTCATGGAATTCTTTAGCAAAATTAACAAGTAAGGGTGCAACGGCTTTAGCACATGCAAATTTAATTTTTGTACCTGGTACTGTAAAAGATTCAATACCTAATGCCTTACGATCCTCACTAGCCGGCCATCCATTAGGGCTAGTGAGTTCTCTTATTGTTGCCATTAGATTAGAGTTGTTTACTCATCCTGTGTATCAATCGGGGTAGATTGTGCCGTTTTATTTTGGCGCATTTGGCAATTCAATTTTCCTAGAATCTTTATTGCTTGCTGGCAAATCTCTTAATGTTTGACGATATTCTGCCCAAGCATTTTTATCAATTGGAGCATCTGGCAATTGTGTCCAATCAGATTTTATCAGTTCAGAATCGCGCCATTTGCGGATTCTTTTTAATACTTTTTCATTTGTGTCAATTTCTAGAACTTCTCTAAAGCCATCAAAATTGTGTATTGTTTCAATCATTTTCATTATGCCACCTCATAGATAAAAGAACCTGATAGAAAATCGCCATTAGTCCATGTGAAAGGATTATTGTGTCCCATTGAATTATTTGTTGAACTTCTTAAACTTATGGTTGTTGTTGAAGAACCAAATGGAAAATAGATATAACCTGCAACTCCTGAATCTTCCATATAAAAACTTCCACCTAATCCAAAATTACCGCTAGATTTTGCTGTAAAAGGTAAAGAAAAGAAATAAGTTCCTGAGCCAGCAGTTGATGTTGAACCAAAATTTAAGGAAATTGAAACTAAACATAAATTACCTGCTCTTACATAACGAGCTGTTAAAGTTCCATTTCCTATTGTTGGGTTTGTAGTTGATGCTGTCCAAGTGGTTGTATAAGTAGTTGAAGCGCCTTGCCAAGCTAATCCCGTTGCTGTTGCGCTATCGGCAGATAAAATTAAATTATTTGCACCAACGGCTAGGCGTGCTGGTACATCTGAGCCAGTTGCAGTTATTAAATCACCTTTAGCATCAACAATAGTATTTTGAATAGCATTAGGATCATCTAATGATGCCCAGGCTGATCCATTGTAAATTTCAACCACATTTGTATCTCTAAGATAACTGACCATACCCTCAGCCAACACACCTGATAATGCAGTGGTTCGGGCGGCTGAATCTGCAAAACTCATTACTGTTTGTTGCATCAAATAGGTATTTACTTCACTTGCAAGAAGTACATCACCGGTATTAAATAATTTGTAACCTGCACCTGCCATTTATTTACTCCTAGTATCCCAATGAATCTTCATCTAAGCGGCCATCAATATCTGATCCTAACACAAATGCTGATGCAAACGGCTGAGCGCATGTAAAAGTTACTAGAAAAGATTTTGGTGTTATTTGATAGGTAAGGCCAGCAATAACGCTATCTGACACCACATTGCCTAATGGCAAGGTTTGAGTAACCCTAATTGGATCAAACATATCTAAATTTAAGGCCGCTACAACCCGGGCAGGATCATCCTCACCAAAGGCATCCACTGTTAAAGAATTAAGCTGTATATTAACACCTTGTTCTTTACGGCTTGCAATAATCATTTTTGCTTGATTTAAGGCATCCGCTTCTGTTTGCATAATGCCACTTCTTACCCGGCTATGTTGGAAGTAATCATCAATGCTAGCTGTATCGCTGGCGGTTTGGCCGGTTAACCCAGTTGGGGTAACTGTTACCTTATTGATCATTTGGTAATCTGATATATCAAACTCCACTGCTTGATAGGTAACATCACCTGAACCTGGCACATCACTAAAATCTGTTACTGCACCACCGGCCTGGCTTATGATGTCAGTGCGTGATAAGAATTTTGCATAACCGCGTTGATCCATATAGAACGCACCTAAATCTGTGGCTTCTACTTCCTGGCAGGCGGCTAATAATGATCTTGAACTGCCACTATCTGCCTGTACTGTTGTAGTTGCGGTAGTTGATATATCACGCATACCAGTAGGCCATTCACCGGATGTTAATAAAGTTGATATTCTTTGCGCTGTGGTTTGTCCGGCTGTACCACCTGTAACTGATGTTAGAGTAGTTAAATTTAATAATTGAAAACCATCTACGCATGATAAAGTTACATACGCTGGATCAAATCCGGTAGGGCTTTGATAATTCCATTCCTGTACATACATAGAACCTAAATTATATGTAATGCCTAAATACTCTGCCGTAAAACGAATCTTACGCATAGGTTTAATTTTTCCATATAAAGATGATGCGGTATTGGCTGGATTAAATTCACCAGTTTGATCAACAAAAGTAATGCGTGCAGTACCACCTGTAAATGAATCTGACGATCTATTAAATGCACGCCGAATATAACATTGAGTTACAAAATCCGTTATATCTACTACATCAGCGGCAACTGTACCCAATATTGCTTCATCCAATACTGTTGCAGGATCACTTAATACTAAAACAGGATCAAAGGAAGCACCGCCTGAAAAATCTATTTCAGTTCTAAATATTGCCGCTGGCATTATCTTCCTAAATTAGTTAATTGAGTTACTGCACCTGATCGGTTTAAGTTATACAAAGCATCCTGGATTACAGATTGCAATTCACCTTCTGATATAACTGATCCGGCTACATTGATATTTACAGTAGTTCCCATGCCACCCATTTTGTCTAATGGTATTACCGCCTCTGATCCGGCTTCACCAATTAGTGCAAGGGTAGGGGAATCTACAATGCCACCTTCTGCCATGCGCGGTACATCAAATAGTCTTTGATAATAATCTACCGCTTGCGCTGTATATCTTGCGCTTGATCCAGCCATAGCCGCATTTAAACCTTCTTTTCTCAAATCTTCAAAAACCTTTTGACCTAAAACATTTGGTGCTTGCCCTGTTAATACGGCTTCTTGAAATCTTGGAGATGTTATTTGTTCAAATTGTTGCTGTTGATATTGGAATGTCATACCCACTGGCATTTTCTTTTTGCTAATTTCATCAAGCAATGCCAACATCTTGCGTAATTCATCATTAGCGGCAAACAATGTTTGTAAATAAATTAAAACTTCTGTGGTTGTAATTCCCCACTTTTTAGCCAACATTTCAATTTCACCAGTTGTGATTTGTCCATCTTCAATAACCTTTAATACATCTGCATAGCGTTCGGCTTCATCAACGGCCTTTTTAGTACCATCTGCTAACTTCTGTAATATCTTTACACGCAACTCATCTTCGGCAGATAACTTACGACTTAACGCCGCTTGTAGGTTGATCCGATCAAGATCAAACATGGCTTCTAATTCGGCCTTCTTTTTATCTAAAGCCTGTTGTGCCAATTTTTCTTTAGTTAATTTCTTTTGTTTGTTTAAAGCTTCAGCCGCCATCTTGTCTAATCGTGCTTGTAATTTGGCTAATTTTTCGGCAATGGCTTTTTGTTCGGCGGATTGTTCTAAAGTATCCCCTGTACTTTCAGCAATCTTTTTACCTTCTTTTGCTAAACCTTCAAACCCTTGTAACCATCCACCAATGACAGGTATATTTTCTGCACTAAACAAAAATTTAAGTACACGATTGCCTTCAATTTTTTTGGCTAAACCATCAAAAGCATTAGTAATTTTTTGCGCTTTATCTGCCAAAGCAATTAAAATATAACCACCATTTAAACCTAATGATTCTAATCTTGAACCAAAATAATCAGAAGCATTGCCACCACCAATTAAAATTTCGGTTGCAGTAACAAAGCCTTCACCTAAACTTGTTTGTGCCGCACCTGCACTAATTTTTAAAGCATCTAATTGACCGCCAAAGGTTTCAGTAGCTCTTTTAGCCGCACCACCAAATTTTAAAGTTAAGTAATCTGTGATCTCTGCTAAGCCAATTTCCTTAGCAGTTACCGCATCAAAGCCTAAACCTAATGCGCCTAATGCCTTAAAGTTGCCCCGGCTTGCTTTACCTAACGCATCTGATACCTGGGTTAAATCAACACCTGCACCTACGCTGGTATCTACTGCAACATTGAATAAATCTTGCGCCTTTGTTAAATCGGCAGTTTGAATAATTAAGCCATTGATTGCCGGGGTCAATCTATCCTTAGTAATGTTAGATGCTTTTTCTATACCACTGATAAAAGAATTTACACTAGGCAATTGATCTAATTGATTGATTGATCTTAAAGATTGTTCAACTGATTTATCTAATCTTTCCTGGGCTAAAGCCGCTTGTATAGAATTTTTTGCAAAAATCGCCATGCCAGCCGCGGCCGCAATTGCGCCGGCTTTGGCAAAAGATTTTAATCTGAATGTGCTAGTAGCAACTACTTTGTCAAATCCTTTTAACTCTTTGGTAGCACGCTCTAAACCTTTTTTATCAAATTTAGTTAAGAAGTTAATCGCAACATATTGACTTAGTGCCATGATTAACCTCTAAATTCTCTGCCTAGATATTTTTTTAATACTCCGTATAGATTATCATTTACTTGGCCACCTAATTGTTGTGATGCCCTATAAATCAATCTTTTTTCTTTGTAAGCACCGCTATTGGCAGTACCTTGCAATTTACCAATAAATGATTCACTAGCATTTGGGTTACGGCTTACACGCCTAGTTCTTCCCCTTGATCTTGATGATCCAAAACCTGCCAACTCATAAATTATACCTGGTACAGATTTATTTATCACCGCTATTGCAGTTACACCAAATGTAACACCTTTAATTCTTTGTACTTTACTTTTAGCTGTACTCACTCTTATGCCGCGTATAACTTCTGTTTGCGACCATTTCCAACGGCTTCTT